CCAACCGTAGAATGCTTGACTTCCGCTGAGCAGTCGTGATGAAGTTCTCATGGCTGACCATGTCAACCCGGTACGCGAGCTGCTCCGCGGTGTACGCAAAGAGCTGCAGGAGCATCATGAGCTCCGACGACAGAATCAAGTCATTGAAGACTTCCGCGTAGTAGATGCGAAGGTAATCGATCAGGGACTGCTCAATCGTCGCCGCATCGAACGAGGTGAAGTTCACCTGCGCGAAAGCGTCGTAGATCTTGGTCCATGATTCAGCAGAGTTCGTATTCCGGAAGGCCATGTAGTTCCCGATAGGTTATTGGGTATTTACGTCGGGAGCTGGGAGTCCGGAATTGAGCCCTTCTTTACCAACCACATGCGCCACGCGCCGGGGCGATTGCGGAAGCCAAAGCGGCGCAGGAACTTTTGAATCTCCTTCATGAGCTCTTCATCGCTCTTTGGAGAGCTTTCATTTGCATCGAAGTGCGGACATGGATCGCCAAAAATCAACTCAGCTTCCTGTGCCTCCTTCGACGCCAGGAACTTCTTCATCATCGCGGAACCATGCCCCTGCCCAGGCTCCTTCATCGAGAGCACTGAGAACTCAAGGACCTTCTTCGGATCATACCCGGCCGGCAGGTATCCTTCATGCTCTTCCTCCTCAAGATCCGGCTTCCAAGACCATTCAGCGTACCCCGTCTCGTCCTGAATCTCCCCTTCGCTGAGACTCTTACGCAAGCCGAGCTCCCGCTGAACCCCGGCCATTACGAGCGCCCAGTACTTCAAGTTCTTCCGGTCGAAGCGCTTCTTCTGTTCGTCCCAGAGCTTTTCGACGGTCTCAGGGGAGACATTAGCAGCCCGGGCCAAGTTCTTGATCTTCGTGTCGAAGCCGGAATTGCCAGGGGGCTTTCGAGGAGCTGGAGCAGCCCGGCCGGCATCTTTTAGGGTCAAAAGGGAGCCCGGGGAGCGCTCGCCAGAGATGATAGGGTCCGAGCGCTTCATGCGGCCCTCGGAGAGAGGAGAGAAGACCTGGGAAAGTTCAGCGAGCTTCATGAGAGAATCCTAGGTAGAAATTATTGACTCGGGATGATTTGAGACTGGGCCGGTGGCACCTTCTGGAACTGCTCCCAGGGGCCTCGTTGGAGAGCAAAGGACCCCTGGGCCGGCCTGAACAATGAGGCCCCCGGCCGGGTCATTTCCCTATCCGCCCTTGCTGGTGCTGGCAGGGGCCCAGCGGGCCCCTGGCCATCGTAAACCGTACCTCACCGTGAAACTCGTCCTCAACCGTTGTCCAGCCTTTGCCAAAGCGCTTTACGAGCTTGCGGTAAAGACCAGCACGGTTCTCCTTGTCATCAGCCACGGCGGTAAACACGAGCTCTTCCGGGTCCTTGTCCTTGATGAACTCTTTTACCGAGGTCAGGACAAATTGAAAGACTTTCAGCTCATCTCCTGCACCGGTGTTGTCAAATCGTAAGGTTACTTTACCAGTCGAGTCAGGTTGATACTGCACGAAACTCAACTCCCACCGGCCGGCTCTGTCCAACACCGCGTCGAAGGCGTAGTGCTTGCCGTTGATTGTTGCAATGCTTCGGTGGGTAATCAAGCCGTCATGGTGCTTGATTTTACCAGCGTAAGGGGTGTTGAGTAGCTCTTGGAGTTTCATGCCTCACCCCCTAGATCGCGGACTGGCCGAACCTTCTTGGTCAGCGTGAATTGGACTTCAATCGATCCATCGTCTTCACTGAGCTCCCAGCCAGCAGCAAAGCGCTTTACCAGCTTTCGGTACAGCGAGACGCGAGCCGGGTTGCTCTTGTCCGCGGTGAAGCTAATCGTTGTTGGGGCTTGCGCAGCAATCAGCTTCTCGAGACAGGTGAGCACGAAGGAGAACACTTGAAATTCATGTCCAGTGCCGGTTGTACCGTGCTTCAGCGCATCATCATCAGCCGCGTTCTCGTCTTGATTTGCTTGCGCGAATGAGAACGCCCAGCCGTACCGCGACTTGCTAGCGTTGAAGATGTACGCTTCTCCAACGATCTCGGTTTCGTACCAGACGGCGGTGCTTGAGTTCCGAACAGTCTTGATTTCGCCCTTGTACGGAGCTAGGAGTTCAGTGAGCTTCATGATCAGTCCTTGAAAAGCACTTGACAGTGCTTGATTTGAGCATCGTCAAGACTGTATAGCTTGCGGGCGGTTGCGCGCTCGAGACCGTTGAACGCGAGCACATGCGCTTGCTCTTGGAGCTTCATGAGACGCTCGAGATCGTGAGTTTCAACGTCTCAGTGACATCCAGCTCTAGGTACTGCAGGTCAACAAAGGCAAAGATCGCGTTGTTGTCTGGCGCCGCTTGCACGGACATCGCGATAAGCTTCACACGAGGATCGTAGTCGACGACCTTGGTGATGTCGTCACGGATGATGTTGATTGTTTTCTCATCCAGCGGTTCGAACGCGAGCAAAGGGAGGCGTGTTCCAAAGTTCGGTTGATTCACTCGCTCGCCTGGGATCGTGTACAGGTGATTCAAGAGGTCCCGCTTCACGAGCTCTTGATTTGTGAGCATCATGCCCTTGGCACGGTTGGTGAGATAGGAGGCGGTGCTGAAGCCGCGGTAGATGGGGAGCTTTGTTTTCATGGGAGCTTTGTTTTCATGGCAGTCCTCGTAACAAGTCCTATTTAGGCTGCAGCGGTTACAGTTCTGCGTGTACGCCAGGAGTTGTTGATGTTAGAATGACATCATGAACGCTGCCCTCCGACTCCTCGCTGCACATCAAGTGCTCCTGGCCATGAGGGCCGCGTACCGACAGCACGCGCAGTTCAGCCACATCCCTGGCGGTTTTTACGCGCATCTGAACAGGATCTAGGTTAGAATAGTCCTATGCACCAATGCCAATGCCAATGCCACCAGATCGGCGGTCCGTTCATCGCCGAAGATCCCGACTGTCCGGTTCATGGGCGTGACGCTCAGCGCGCCGCCTCGCACCGGGCCGAGATCATCCGCTGCGGGCCGCTGGCGGTCGGTGAGGATGACGCGGGGGCAGTCGAGGCGGCGCGCGGTGCGAGTCAACGCGGCAGTGTTCGCGCTCGAGCGCGAGCGAACCCTCAATTTCCACTCGCGGCCGCCACGGTAAACGAGCGCCGCGTGCACAAAGAAACCGAAGGAGCTTCCGAATGACCCGACAATCCTGGCCCGTGCTCATCCGCACGACAGTCATCACCGGCAATGGCTGTGCCGTCGCGCAGACCATCGAGCATCTCGAGACGCAGGACGACGCGGACGAGTGCATCGCGGCCATCAATGGCCGGCGCGACCCGTCCCCGTACACCACGACCACGGCGCTCCGCCTGTTCACCGATGAGGAGTTCACCTGATGTCCTGGCCTCTGATTGTGATCTGGGCGTACGTCCTGGTCATGGGCGGCGTTCTCCTCTTTACAGATGACGGTGGCCATCGCACCTGGAGCAAGATGTCGGAACTGAACACCCCAGTCACGATCTTCGAGCTCGTGAACGGCCAGCCCCTGCGAGACGTGACTCTCGGCGAGCTCTTCAACCGGCTGCAGGAGCACGTGCTGTTCACCATCCTGGAGCACGGTCGCCTCGGCGTGCAGTTCGCGGCTCGCGACGTGTTCTGAACATGCAGACCTGGATCGGAGAGCATAACTTCGATCACTACCGCAGCTGGTACAACATCGTCTTCGACTTCACCATGGAACGGAAATGAGCACGTCTCCGCCTGCCTGATCGGGTCAGCCGGCAAGAAGGGCACGGTCATCGAGCTCCTGCCTTGCGGCCTGGGACGCCGAAGAAACGAGAGGTCTTCGTTGGCCCGATCGAAGACGAACCAGGGTCGCCTGTTCAAGGCGAAGGTGTAGCGGTGAAGAGCCTTGCATCGCCCTGAACCGAGGTGAGCCGGGCTTCACCTGGTGTCGCGGCGACACATCCCCTAACACAAGGAAGATCATGACAGAACTGACGCGCTACGACGTCGACATGGACGGCTCAATGGAACCATGCGAAGATGGGCGTTGGGTCCGATACGACGATCTCGACCGCACCAAGACCGAGCAGATCGCGGACGTCGAGTACTACCGCGCGCTGCTCCTGCTCGCCGGGATCGAGTACACCAGCGAGCACAAGCTCGAGAACGGGTACACCCCTGGCCGTGGCGGCGTCCAACCATGGCTGCTCGCCATGACGGCTTGGGGCCCGCTCACCATCGGCTGGCGGAAGCGCGTCATCGACATCGACTGGCAAACGAGCAAGTACCCCGCGATCCTTATCGAGCCGCCCGAGGAGTACATCACGCACGCGCCTGGCTTCATCCACTGCTACGGGTACGAGCAGGCGATCCGCGCGCTGAAGGCCTTGAAGCTGCAGTTCGAGCGCCATGTGTACTACGACTCGCTCGGGGAACCGAAGAAATCCGAGGAGATCGCACGCCTGAAGAAGAGCGAGGCTGATGAGCGGCCCAAGGGCTCGATTACCGTCACCCGCGAGGAACTGTACGGGCAGCCAAGCATGCGGCTACTGAACGCGACCGAAGGAATTCACACGCCGGCGGCAGCTTGCGAGTACCTCTGCTCGGAGTGCCAGGAGCTCGGTGATTACTGCATGCGTGTGCCGAACCCGCTGAACACTTGAACCCAGAATCTCGAGTGCCCTTCGGCTCGCGCCAGGCTTAAGATCACCTTCACCTCACCGAAAGCTCGCATGTCTGAAACCCTGCAAGATCTCTTGGACTACGACCCCATTCAAGCTGTCGAGGACCTGACGCGCGGCGGCTTGATGAGCCAAGCCGATCGGGAGCTCCTGACCCTGATGTTCGCGCTCGAACACAACAAGCGCAAGGACGCGGCCCTGAACGCGCTGGACGACACGACGTACTCGAATGACGTGCAGAAGTACCTGCGCGTGCTCAGTGAGCTCGGGCTCGAGCAAGTCGCCGCGTTGCCGTTCACCCCGGTTCGCGGGGGCTACGAGCGCGAAGAGGGGTACAAGCCGCGGCATGAGACCCAATACATCTTCGCGCGCCGAGACGGCCTGCTGCTGATGTTCGACACATTTCATGAGACGAGCGTGAACAGCTCGAAGTTGTACTACGCGTGGCAACCGACCTCGGAGTCCCCGCACCGTGTCACGAGCTCCGGTGGCTGGCACTGCCCGACCGGCTGGACTGACGACCACAAGGTCCCGGCCGACGCGGTCTGGGTCGGTGAGCATGACGCAAGGGTCGGGCTGCGGCACACGCTCTCGGGCCTCCAGGAGGGCGGCCGGTTCATTTCGCCGTGGCCGGTGCAGAACCATGCACGGTTCATCTGGTGTTGCCACTACGGCGACCTGCAGAACCTGAGCTATGGTGACGAGGGGTACGAGCCCGCCATCAAGGCCGCGAACCAGCGGGTGTGGAACGCGATGCCTGATTGGGTGAAGGCGTTCACGCAGCACGTGCCGTTCTCGGCTGGAAGGAACGGCTGAGATGCTTGGGTACTTCAAGCGACTTTTCCAGCCGCTGACCCTGGAAGAGAGCGGGGGCGATACCTTCAAAATCGTCGATGCTACAATGAAAATTGTTTACAGTGAGTCCGACTTGTTGTACAATTCCATCGTAACCCGCACCGCCACATCATGAAGCTCACCAGGAAAGTTCAACAACAACTTATCAGCGAAGGTTGGACTATTCATGACGGCAAGGACTTGCCGAAGCTTCCGCTAACCACGCGCGTGCAGATCATGTACACCGACGGTGAGACCTCGCATAGCGCTGGCTCTCCTGGCGTGCATGACAGTGCAAGACTGGTTCGACGGTTGGACTTGGGTCCCCGCCGATAGCGAGTACGCCGAACACAATATCGTCGCTTACCGCCTCATCAAGTAAGCATCTTCCTCCTAGCCTCGAGCGTGGCGCCTCGGAGAACAGCACCAAGAGACCTGACATGCACCTTTGCACCGCCCCCTGCTTTCCTCCCTGCGCGCATGAAGTCACGCAGAACCTGCTGAACGCGAAGAGCCGTTCAATTCTCGGCCAGAACTGCAAGGAGCACATCGCGTCCTTGTTGGATCTTCGTGACAAGGACGGGAAGCTCACGAACGACTACTCGGCCTCGCCGCTGGAGCTCGCATGAACTGGCTGCTTGCTGACGTTCTCGAACGCTTCAAGTGGTTCAATGAGAAACCGAACCGGCTCCTTGAGCTCATTCGATCGGCGAATGGAAGACGCCACGCACTGGGCCGAACTCGAAAAACCACCGAAGGTGCAAAGTGTCTGAGCCAGAGTACTTGACTGTTGTCTACATCTGAAAGACCAATATGACCGGCAAGACTGAACACGTTTCCTTCTCCGACTTGCTCGGAAAGACCTTCACCTCCGTGGTGGAGGATGGCGACTCCATGACCCTCACCACGGCTGGTGTACGGTACGACTTGGTGCATGAGCAGGACTGTTGTGAGTCCGTGTACATCGAGAGCATCGTGGGTGAGCTCAGTGATCTAGTCGGCGAGCCCATTCTCATGGCTGAGGAATCGTCGCAAGATGATCCGAACGCGTCTGAGCGCGGCATGTGGACGTTCTACAAGCTTGCAACTCGCCTCGGGTATGTCGACATCCGTTGGTACGGCTCGTCGAACGGGTACTACGGGGTCAGCGTCTCGTGCATCAAGACCTCGCCTGAGTTCTCGGAATGAACTTCCTGACGCGATTGCTGGGGCGGCGCGCGCTTGCGACAGCGAACTTGCTGAAGCAAATTCGAACTCATGAGTACGGCGATGAATGGTACCGAGAAAACCTTTGGTATTTTCGCTTGATCGAAGCTGACGGCCCGGTGCCGCGTGGGCCGGATGTTGGTAGCCATGGAAAAGGCCCTGCACAACCAAGATCTTCGCACCATGCGCCGATATCTCGAGTGCGTGAATGCGGAACGACACGACGACACCGTCGCGCCTGCGGCCTTCATCCGCGACATCGCCCTGAACCATCTCACCGAAATCCTGCTCTTCCGCCTGGAGGAATCATGCGCCTCGTGATGCGTACACTATTGATGACTGCCCACAATGACCACGAAAGCCGATGACCGGATGGCGTTTCTCGACGCTGCCGATGCCAAGCTTGATGCGCTGCACGCGAAGCGCGATGAGCGTGCGGAACGTCTCGGGCTCAGTCCTGCGCCTGCTGCGGGGGAGCCGGTGGCGTGGAGTCCTCTTCCCTACACGACGCCCTCCGAATTGTGGAAGGCGTTCAAGGGGGGTGCCAAGTTCGTTCTCCACTATCACGGCAAGCAGTATCCGGTGGAGCGTATGGAACCCCTGGAATACTTCGTCTACGTACAACCTCCGGGTATTCCCGTCAAGGTTCGTGCAGACGGTTCCGACGCCGAGGGTGCGGGCAACACAAGAATCTGGCTTGCTGCCGCCCCTGTCGCACCGCCAGCGGTGTGTTTCAGGATAGAATAGCTCATGCACACTACCAACCTGAGGACGATCATGCATAAAGAGAAAGCCCGTCGAGTTCTTAAGTCGGACCGCACCGGCTGGATTGAAGACGAAGACGGTGACCGTTACTACTGACTTGACCCAGGGTGAATCCACTGGTGTATAATGGATCACAACTTCAGGACACCAAGATGATCGCCAGCACCCTGTTCACTGTATAATGGATCACAACTTCAGGACACCAAGATGATCGCCAGCACCCTGTTCACTCGCGTCGTTCCCGCTGACCGCGCCCGCGGTTTCGCTCTCCTGATCGGCTGGGATGCCAAACTCGTGCAATCCACCGCGATGTACATCTCCTCGCTCTCGGGCCTCACCTCGCGCGCACAACTCGACGCCGCGATCAAGCGCGCCATCGGCACGCACGCGTACTCCGAAGTCCGCGACGTCACGGCCGAAGGCGTGAAGGCGAAGCTCTGCCTGCTCTTCAACGAACCGAAGCCGGGCACCGAGCCCGCCGCCGAATGACCGCAGGCCCCGATCAGCGGGTATTCGCATCGGGGCCTGCCTCGTTCGCAAGTTTCACTTCGAGGGTGGACTTGCACTGTGGTGATTGGGTGTCGACGCACTTTTGCATTCAGTGATGTCGAACCGACAATGGTTAGGTGCTGCCTGGCAGCTTCAGGATTCCAAATGATCATTTTCATCGTGTACTCAGAGGATGGGTCGTATGACGACTACAGCTGCACGAACATTGGCGCGCGATACACCATGGAGGCCGCTGAGACTTTCATCGAGGAGTTGAAGGCGGCCCAAACCCGTGAGAACGAGCTCTCGAAGAAGGCAGCTGAGCTCTTCAGCCAAGCCTTCACCGAAGCGCAGCCGCAGTGGGAGGCCCTGCCCGAGGGCAAGAAAAAGAAGAACCACCCCGAGCTGTATGCGCAGCAGAAGGTTCAGGCCGAAAATGACCGCCGCCGACAAGAATACGAACCGAAGCACAAGGCCTGGTACGCTGAAGCACTCCTTACCTATCGCGCCTGCATGATCGAGGCCGGATACACACCTGAAGAGGCGATGGCGTGCACGTACTGGCGCTGGCACGCCTGCACCAGCGACTCAACCTTCAGCATCGAAGAACTGGAACTCCTGTGAACTCCACCCAATCGGCACCTTCTTGATGAAGACCTCCGGCAAGAAACAGTGCGGGATCTCGACAACGTTTCAGAGGTCATTAGGTAGTTAAAACCACTGCCCGGTTCACCAGGAACGCACGAGGGACCCTAGGGTCCCTCGACTGTTATGCTCTGCACCGGCTCCGCCTGAGCTCACCGGTCGACACCGGTCACGCTCGCCAATTCTTGTTCCGACTGCCCTTGCTTCCGGCACGAGTCCATGGCTCATGCGCTGGAACCGTGTCGGGCACGGTCGGGCACGTTGCCCCGTCGGCACTCGGGCCATTCAGATGGATGTTTGAGCCCGTCTGAATCAGGTCGTCAGCGGCCAGGATGTTGAGGCCGGCGGTGGACTCAATGTTCACACCCTTCCCGGAGAGGTGCGTGCTCTCGCAGCCGGCCATGAGCAAGGACTTCCCAGCCTGGATGTTCACGCCCTCACCAGCCTGGATGTTTACACTCTTCACGGCACTGAGATTGATGCTGCCGCCGCTTGAGAGACTGAAACTATCGGCTGCGTACGCATGAATCCGACCATCCTGATCGAGCTCAATCCATGATGCCCCGGCGGCCGTCGACACGTAGATCCGCTCGTTCGCATCGTCCAAGATGACTTGGTGACCTGCAGCGGTCTTCAACCGAAGGCGCCCCGTCGCCGGGTTGTCTTGCATGATGATCGAGTGCCGGCCGGGGGTGGTGAGCACGTAGCTCTGCGAGTCGTACTGCGCAACTCCGGCATCCTTCGGCTGCACCAGGTCCGCCTGGTATCCTTCAGCACCATCCTTGTGCGTCTTGTCCTGGGCCACCGCTCGCTCGTACGCGCCACGGGTCAAGGCCTCAGAGGCAGTGAGCTTTCCTTGGAACTGCGCATTCAGGCTCGCGTTCTGTGGCTCGATGGGCTCGTATGTGTCGCTGAGCGGCGCTGGGCCGACGTCACTGCGATTGCGGCCAACTGGCAGCGAACGATTCCCGTGATCACGGAAGTACGAGCCAAGGTACACACGGCGGTTCGAGTCGTTGTACAGGAAACCGACGATGCAAAGCGCCCCAGCTTTTGGCACTGCCCAGAACCCGTACGACACGAGTCCAGATGTGACCGCGCCACCTGGCCCGGCGGGGTAATCACGGGTCTGCCCAGCGAATGGGGTCACGTACGTTGCCCATGGTAGGGTCTCAATGTCGTACAGCTCGCCATCTTGTGATGGCACCCAGATCTTGACGCGCCCCATTTGCTGAGGGTCACTGGTGTCGACGACGACACCTTCCATCAGGCCTTGAATCATTTGGTGCTCCTCGGCGCCGCCGTTGGCCCTTGCGCCGAGGTGCTCGTAAAGCCAAACACGGTGTACGGCAAGAGGTCAAATTCCTGAGTGAACTTCGTGCCCTCAACCTTGCTGGTGATTCTTGACACGTAGTAATAGTTGTCGTAGAAAAGCTGAGTCGCGAAGTTCTGCCCCTCAATCATTTCACCAAGCAGCGTCGTGTTCGGTCCGAACACGTTCACCTTCATGAACACTGGAGAGGCTGGCACTGCAGGACCAGTGAGTACAAAGCCATCAGCCCTTGACTGGAGTTGTGGCACGAGCTTCAACAGATTCGCCTCGAAGTCTTTGCGGTACTGGGTCTTCACTGCCTCATTCGTGCTGCTTGTGTTGCTGCTCCCAACCGTAATTGCTGACACGTGCTTTGGAATCGCGGTCAGTGAAACACCCACCATGATGTCTGGGTTTCCACGAAGCTCAAGTTTCGCGGCAACACCAACTCCTAGAGAATAGAAATTCGCCAAGTTCCTGGTGTACTGTTGCACCACTGCTTGAGGCGTCGTTCCATCGGCTGTCTGAGCGGCTGCTGAGAGTTGGTTGAAATTGCTTCGCTCTGCCTGCGTGCGCCGTGGCAGCAGCACTGGGTCTTTCGGTCGCATACCCTGAGAGACGCGCGAATCTGAGGAGGTCGTCTCACCGTCAGTCTGCTTCTGCCCATCATCAGCTGTCACGTACAGCTCACCCTGCCCAAGCTTCCGCCCCTGCATGAGCATGATATTAAAGTTCTCGATCTTCAAGTCGAGGTGTAGCACATCCAAGTTCTTCCCGGAGTAGATGTAATCGTACTCGAGGTAGTTCCGTGGCACGCGCTTTTCAGCTTGTGTGTCGGTGGCCGGGACGGTTTCATACAGCAGCTTGTCGTTCTCAGAGACTGCGCTGCCCGAGGCGCTGAGGTCAACGTTTGGCACAATGAATTCCACCACATCGATGTGCACGGTGAAGGAGTCATCATCGCTGGTGACTGTGATCAGGTGCTTGAAGAACTTGATCTCAGTGTTCTTGCTCTGGTCGCTCTTGAAGTTTCCGAGCTGCTGCACACCAAGCGTCTGGCTGAAGATCACATCAAGAACTTCAGTTACCGACAGATCAGGATTCACCGCAACGAAGCTGTCCTTTGCCTGCGCGGTCGTGTTTGCCTGCGCGGTCTTCTGGGCTTGTTGTGCCGTCTGTGTGCGCTTTGTTTCCTCAGCTGCGATCAGGGCTTTGAAGTTGATCTCAGAGGCACCGCCTTGCGCAGGTCCTGAGAACGCGAAGTCCTCCCAGGCCGGCGGGAGCGTGATCATGTACTGCACTTGGCGACCAAACCGAGCCTGTGGTACCGCTGGTCCACCAGCGGTCTGTGCTTGCACGTTCTGCTGGTTGTACCGAGTGATGGACTCATCGTTCAGTCGCTTCTCGAATGAGCGCACCACCGCGCCAAGGGTGTTCGCGCTTGGCCCGGTGAAGTAATTCGAGGCCGTCCCAATTGAGGACCAGGCGACATTGTGCTGCGAGTTCGAGCTCATGCCGATCAGTGGGAAGCATTTGCAAGAGTAAATGCCCTTGACCTCATTCAGATCGAGCGCGATCTTGTCGAAGATTGCTGGGATACCAATGCTCTGTACAACCTTTGTGCTCCCATCGGCAAGATGCCCAATAAAGAGCACTCGCATTAGAATCGACATTCCCTGTTGTGAAACCCCCAGCTTCTGATCCATGAGATATTGCAGAAAGTTTGCGAACGCGATACCAGAACTATCAAGCACATCAAAGGTCATATCAACCCCGACCGCATTAGGGGTCTGGCTACCTGGAATTTTTAGTCCTGCAATGATCGTGCTGAGCGAGAAGTTCTGCACAGCGAACTGGCTAAAGCGGCGCGTGTCAAGAACCAGGTATGCCGCGGCTGAGGCAGCGCTTGCGAAGACCTCGCCACCGAGGACCTTGCAGTTGTCAATTGCCTGCAGTGACGATGACATGGCGTCAGCGCTTCCATCCGTGAATGGGCGCAGCGCCTCAGTACTGCGAGCTGCGAGCAACACGTAATGCACCGAGTGCGATTGGAACTCGTCAAGAGGATTTGGTACTTTTGCCAAAAATATTCCTAGATGATCGGTGTCACATTCGTGAGCGGTACTTCACGTTGGCTGGCGAAACCGCCAAGCTTCCCCGTCAGCATCGCTTGCACCCGGCTTTTCGTTGGGATTCGCAGCACGCGACCAACTACGATCTCACCATACACATCGAGAATGGAGTTGTACTGCGCGATGAACCACCAAAGTGCCGGGTCATTGTAGAACACCGTAGCGATGATGTCAAGCCGGCCGGCCGTCTTCAAATCAACAACATACGTCGTGTCAGTGCTGTCGTGCTTGAAGACAGTGCGTTCCCACCATTCAAGTGCCCTGGTGTTCACCTCAGTCTTACCACCCGCGACGTATCGCGAGGTTTGCACCAATGTTGAATTCTTTGTAGCCATCAACCATCTCCATAGGAATTCGGATCAAACGCATCAGTTGGCGATGGGTCGGTGTTCCCAAGCGCCTGTGAGGTATCGCGCGTTTGATCTGGTGGCGAACCATCATCACCGTACGGATTCTGTGTCGTGCCATTGTTGCCCGGGGCGAGACCAGATCCAGGACCCGCGAGCTCGCCAGATGGTACCGTGTCAGCTGTTGTTACTGTGCCGCCAAAGGCTCCGACCATGTCACCATTTCGGAAGGCGACCAGATCGAATGCATTGAACTGTTGCGCGGAAAACGATTCAGTGAGGCTGATTGTGATGCTCATCACGGCCGGGAATGGAATTTCAAAACCACCAGGTCCGGTTTCGATGATGCCAGTTGGCAGCCAGTCGCAGTCTTTTGGCCAGTTCCATGAGGTGCTGGTGAGCACGACAGGCACCGCGCCAACCAACCCGCGCCAACCGCTGAAGGTCAAAACTGGTGGCGGGGCACCGAGCTTGTTCTGGAACTGAATGAGCTGGTTGTCACCGAAGTACGACTGGCTCCACCCGCGCAGGGTGTTCAAGAAGATGTAGTTCCGCTTCGCCTCATCGCGCGTCCTGCAGGTGAAGGTCGCCACGATCTGCCAGGTCGTGCTCTTCGTGCCCTTGTACTTCTGGAATTCACCAGGCGCCTGAGGAGGTGACATTGCCTCGTACTCAACCGTTCGATTTTCTGTGACTTCTGGCATGATGTCGAACTCAACGACGCGCTCCATAAGAGGCTCAGTTGGGAACGCGACATTGCTGCGGATCGCGGAGCTCTCACCGTCAAAGGTGCTTGCGGTAAGTTTGACCTTGTGATTCGTGTCGTCAGAACTACTGCTGCTTCCGGCGGTGGCGTTGATTTGCGAGGCAGAGACGCTACTCGTGTCGGTTTGGACAAGCGAGCTTGCGGTGCTGTAGTACGGATCTGTGCTCCGAATCGTCCTCATCGCCGACTGTGCTGAGAGCTGACTGAAAGTTGGTCCACCGGAGTTCAAACCACTGAAGGGCGCAGTTCCGCCAAACACCGACTTGACCTTGCTGTACCCTTCGTTCAAGAGCATGCCAGCATCGGCGATCGCGTAGTTCACAGCCCCAATCACTGCTCTGTTCGCCACCGGCAGAATGGCGGCCCCGAAGGCATCAAAGATACTCATTCTTCTTCCTTTGGCTCGGCTAGCGCGGCCTTGATCTTATCGAACATCATCGAAGCAAGCTTCGGCTTCTCCTTCAAGCCGACGATCACAGAGAACTTTGCAAGCTCGTCCTTCTGCACTGCATGTCGGGCCAACGAAGCTGAGACCATGTCAGTCGGAATTTCATCATCCATGTGTTGCAGGATGTCGGAGAGCGCTTGCTGCTTGTCTTGGCCCTTTGCCTCTGAAGCCTCGGAGTCTCGCTTGAGCTCAATCTCATAGTGATCAATCGGCTCATGGTCATTCGTCTTGAAGTACTTGTCAAGCATCTCCAGGTACTTGCCACCACGATCAGATCCAGCAGCAACAGCGATCGGTTCGTACTCGGCCTTACGAACTTCTTCGAAGGCCTCGAACGCAGAGCCTGCAATCAAGAAGCGACAACCTTGTGCCTTCCCAGAGCCGGTCATGAATGCAACGCGTTCCTTCGCGGTCAGCGGATTTCGCTGCTTGTCCTTGCTCGTCTCCTTGCCTTCAACCACCACGATGATCGGCACCACTGAAAGCTTCAGCTCGGGATTTTCGCGAATGAACTTCTTGACCTTATTGATGATCGCGTAATGTCCAATAGTTGGCGGAGAATATCTTCCGACAATCACAGCTGCTCTCCGCTTCTGTTCTCCCACTGTTTCTTCATTCAGCATAGCGCACTTTCCAACCATTAAGTGGATGACTTGGATTATTTCTCAAAGCAATTCTGAACTTGAACGTTTCTAGACGGGCCTTGATGGCACGCCGGCACCTCACAGAGCTCGTCTTGGTGTCGTACCAGATGTACACAAACCCTGATACCTGAGTGTCGCTTGAACGCATCGCGTATTTAGATCCTAAGATCCTTGCTCGTGCGGGTCATCCGGGTCGTACAATACGCAAGCAGCTCGTGGGCGATCAACCCGGGTGGAGTTGTACCTGGGTGCGGGACGGCATACAATCCAACTGTAGCCGTTCAATCATCCCCAGGGATCCAATGACGGCACCTGCCACCCCCAAACCAATCAAGCCCGCGAAAAAAGAGAAGTCCAAGACATCGAGAGGGCATTACGTTTCAAACGCACAGCTGCTCGAAGAGTTTCATATCGCGAAGGCAAAGGGGAAACTGACGGACAAGATGGCGAAGTACCTGATGCTCATCGCCGAGCGGTACTCGTACCACCCGTGGTTCGTGAACTACTCGTTCCGAGAAGATCTCGTGAACGCGGCGGTCGTAAATCTTTGTGCGAACTGGCACAAGTTCAATCCCGAGAAGAGTGACAACCCCTTCAGCTATTACACTACCGCGTCGTATCGCTCATTTTTGTCGTATCTCGACTCTGAAAGAAAAGAACGAGATATTCGAGACGAGTTGCTAATTGAAGCCGGGGCCTCACCTTCCTTCAACTACCAAGCCAAGCACGGCACGTCTGGGAAGACGTCCGATGATACCGCCTTCAGTGGCGGAGGAGCAGACGAATGACCTTCATGAATTTCCGCAAGAGCCAAAGCTACAACGACTGGGCCGCCGGCAGCAATCCACGGCAATCATCCCAGTTCGGGTTGACCATTTCAGGTGGTACAACGCGGTACCTGCTCCGCGATGTGGAGTGGGTTGAGTACGGAGTTAGCGAATGACGATTGCTTCCCGACCAGCGCCGCCGATCGCGACTTCAGCGACCCTACCATCACACTTCCAAATCGGCGACATCGTCGTGTTTGCCCCTGCCGCGCTGATGTCAAGACCTCATGGAGTTTATGTGTCATGGATCGGTCTCAGTGCTCTCGTTGTCGGGGTGAAATTTGTGCAGGGTAAGGTGTTCTACGATTTGGCCATGCAAGAGGACGGTGGCTACTATGTTGAGAACCCGCTAATGAATGTTGATTCGATCTTCGTTGAGCACTCGATTCAGGCAAAGCCAGGGCAACAGTATCTTCAGCCATGACAGCCTTCGCTGGCTAAATAGATGTTTCAATAGGAGCAACAATGAAGCAAATCATCCAGGACCTGATCAATGGCCGGCTTGAGTCGGCCCAGGTCGCGATCCATGAGTACCTGCTTGCGAAGACGCAAGCCACAGCGCGAGCACTGACACCCAAGCAAAGACCTGAAGCGCATGGCAAAGGCCGTAGAGAGAAGGGCTCGATGAATGAAGCGTCCATTCCGCCAAAAGAGCTTGCGTTCTGCCAGAAAGTAGCTGACGGCCTGACCTCTGACACGTTCAAGCCAATGGCAAAGGATGTTCACAACGCGCTTATGGCTGGAAATATGGAAAAGCACACGCGCCGCGGATTGAAGGTTCTTGCTGCGCTGAAGCCACTTGGGTACGATCCAGAAGATTCGAACAAGAGTGATCTGGCGCCAATGCAGAAGGCTCTTCGCAAAATTGGGCTGCGAGCTGCCGACTACAAGGGCATTCTGGAAGATTGAACCTGAGCCCAAAACTCAGGTTACATTTGATGGGGCAATGTTACAATTGCCCCATCGCCGTTTTCTTTGACACAAGATGCATGACGGCAACTAAACTTTCTTCTCGATCCTCGACAGCCATGCGGCTGCTCTGTTTCACGGACATCCATTTTGGCGCCCGCTCGAATTCTGACCAGCACCTGCAGGACTGCCTGGACTTCATTGATTGGTTCTGCGCGCTCGCAATTTCGGAAAAGGCCACGCACCTTGCATTCCTAGGGGATTGGATGGAGAATCGAAACGCAATCAACGTGCGGACATTGAAGTACTCGCAAGAGGCTGCCCGTCGCTTGAATGTACTTGGTCTCCCGATTTACTTTCTGGTCGGCAATCACGACCTTTATCACCGCTCGAACCGTGAGGTCTTCAGCACCGATCCGTTCGGCGATCTGAAGAACTTCGTGATCGTGAACGAGCCAATGGAGATCACACCAGAGCTGTTCGCAACACCGTTCCTGTTCAAGGATGAGTACCCCGAGCTCGCGGGGCAGATCAACAGCTACAAGTACGTGCTCGGTCACTTCGAGTTCCGTGACTTTGTCGTCACTGGGGCCGATCGACGGCTCGAGCATGGGCCGGACTCGGCGCAGTTCGACGGCCCGAAGTACCTGCTCAGCGGGCATTTCCACAAGCGACAGACGAACAAGAACGTAGTGTACATCGGGAACGCCTTTCCGACGACATTCGGCGACGCCTGGGACTCCGAACGGGGAGCGGCAATGTTGTCTACATCGGATGAAGAGCTGGTGTTCTACGACTACGAGTCGTCGCCGCTGTTCTACAAGACACGTCTCAGCCAGGTCCTCGCTGGCGACATCAAGTTCAAAGCCCGTGGTCGTGTTCGCTGTCTGCTGGACGTCGATGTCGGGTACTCAGATGTTCAGGCGCTGCGCGAAGAGATGATGAAGACCTTCGAGCTCCGCGAATTCTCCGTCGAGGAGGACATGCAGTCCAAGAAGGACTCGCTGAGCTCGGGGCTGGAGCTTGAAGGTGAGCTTGATCTCTCATCGCTCGACAACACTGTGCGTCAGCTCATCACTGAAGGCGTGACGCCAACTGCTACCATCGATCCAGCCATGCTGGTCACTCTGTATGAAGAACTCAAGGAGAACACATGAAGCTTACCTCCCGCGTCCCACATCTGGAAGTGAACCAGATCTCAAGGCTTGTGCTGAATGAGGGCGACATTCTGGTTGCACAACCTGATCTGCTCAGCCGCATGTCGCCAGCAAACGCCAGCATCGCGTGCGACGCGATCGCTCGTGGTCTTGGTGAACTTTTCCCAGATCACCGTGTTCTTGTCATGGACAAGAGTGTCGCGATCACCGTTGTGACGGTGCAACCATGAGCGAGTACAACCCAGATTCCTGGGTGATCGTGGCGATCACGACACCCAAAGAAACCATTCACAAGCTTCTCGCCGGTTGGTACGGCGGGTACCTTGGCAGTGACTCCTGGAAGCTCAGCTCCGGCTTTAAGGACGTGACACTTGAAGACGACGTGTACACGATTCCGCAGTACAGCGGCTCAGTGTACCGCGTGCGCAAGAACGATGAGCGAATGTCGGGCTTCACGAGCTCGATCTATGCTGGCTTCGTGAAACAGCTTGAGGGCTCCGAGAACACCATCAAGATCATTTCGATGGAGGAGTTCCTTGACTCCAAAGTTCAAAGCCCGGCTTGAGAAGGTTTGGCACGAGTACCCCTTCCGCTATGGCGCGGTGCTTGTGGCGGAGGACGGTCGAAGATTCGGTCGCCTTCAAGATACAAGGGATCTCTAGGTTGGTGACACCCCTTGGTTGGCTAGTCGACTGCCGGTCTCCTCAGAGGACTGGTGCTTCGAAGTCTACCGCGTGACCATCAAGCCAGATCAGTACATGGTCGAACACGACCATCCAAACTACCCACACACCTGGTTCGGAGACGGCCGGTACTTGGTACAGGAACTATGAGCGAATACACACCACTCGAGCCAGGTGAAGTCATCTTTGCCGACGAAGAAATCTGGAACAAGGTTCGGCTGTTGCCAACCAAGAAGGGCAATCGCGAAATGACCCTTCGTGAACGCCAGAACTTCCAGTACGGCATGGCTGGCCAGTTCGCGCACGATCGCGTCTTCTACAATGCAGGTTGGCAATACCAAACCGTCGGGCAGTACGAGCCGTTGGACCGGATCTTCAAATTCTGGCAGGACGACAAGGTCTGTCGCTTCAGTAAGGACAAAGAAACCGGCGCCATGAATCAGTCCGCTTCCGTCACTTGTTCTCGTGGTGAACGCGCAGCTTGGGCTAAGCAGGTTCAAGAGGGCCGAGACATCATTGTGAACGTTTTCGATCAGGTGACTGAGTTCGGAAGCGAGTTCAAGTTCCTCGGCTCGTACAGCTTCAAGAAGATTCTGGAGAAGGCCCAAAATTGGTCAGGCAAGTCGATCATTCGCGAGAGCACTTTTGACGACACACTGTACTTCTTCAAGTCTGATCTTACTGGTTGCCGCGCATGAGTGACACGCTGTACTTCAACGAGCTCACTGTTCGCAATTTCCTGAGTTTCGGGAATCAGGATATTGTCATCGACCTGTCGAACCCCGGCACCGTTTCAATCGAAGGTCAGAACCTTGATCAGGGCGGCTCGAACGGTGCAGGCAAGACAACGATCATCAATGCGATCTGCTACGCGCTGTACAACAAACCGTTCGACAACATCAGCCTGCAACGCCTGATCAACAGCACGAACGCCTCCAAGAACACGCTCATGGAGGTGAAGCTGAGCTTTGAGCGCAGTGGCGACATGTACGAAATTCTGCGCACGCGCGGCGAGCAGTACACGATCAGCATCACTAAGAACGGCGATGACATCACTCCTGGGAAGGGGGTGATTGAGTGCGACCAGCTCATCGAAGACATCATCGGAATCTCATACGAGCTGTTCACGAAGACCATCATCTTCTCTGGGAACGCGACCCCGTTCCTGGCGTTGCCGATCGCGCAGCAGCGATCGCAGATCGAAGAGCTCTTTAACATCACGATGCTTTCTGAGAAAGCGAAGCTGTTGAAGGAAAAGCTGAAGCAGACCGAGCTGGATCTGAAGGTCCAAGAAGCTGTGATGAAGCAGCAGGAGCTCGCAATCGAGTTGCACTCTCAGCACACCACCGAGGCGGAGAAGCGAGTCTCGCGGTGGGAGACTGAGCGCACTGAACACATCCTCATGATCAAGTCCTCACTTGCGGTGATTGGCACCGTGGACTTCGAGCTTGAGCAGCTCTTGCACGACGAGAAGAACCAGCTCCAGACGGAGGGGGCGTACCTTGCTGCGAAGCTTGCCCCGATCAAGAAGGACCACCAGATCCTGTCGCGTGATCTGGAGAAGGAGCTTGGCGAGCAAGCACACCTGATGGAAGCCAAGTGCCCGTACTGTTTGCAGAAGTTCGCCGATGCCGCGAAGAAGCTCGCTGAGCTCTCAACGAAGATCGACTCGAAGAGCACTCGCCTGTTGCAGCTCGATGAGGACATGAAGCTCTTCAGCGATCAGATCAAGGCGCAGGCTACTCGCCTTGGCGAGGTTCAGGCAAGCATCCAGCACCCGAATCTGAAGGAGCTCCTGCGCATCCGTGAGAACGCGAGCGTGATGCAGTCCAAGATTGATGAGCTTGAGGCCGCCGGGAATCCGCACATTGAGGCCCTCGAACGACTGAAGACCGAGACGCAGGTCTCTGTTGACACTGAGAAGGTCGATACTCTTCGTCGTCGCCTCGAACACCAACAGTTCCTACTGAAGCTCCTCACGAACAAGGACTCGTTTCTTCGCCGCCGAATTATCAATAAGACGATTCCGTTCCTGAACTCGCACATCAATGCATACACGGCCTCGCTTGGGCTCCCGCACATTGTGAAGTTCGATGCCGATCTGTCCTGCACAGTGTCGGAGTTCGGCCGTGAGCTGGACTTCGGGAACCTGTCGGCTGGTGAGAAGAAAAGGGTAAACGTTGGACTGGCCTTGGCCTTCCGTGATGTCTTACATCACTTGCACGCGAAGTGCAATATTCTCCTCGTAGACGAACTCGATGGCGCGCTAGATGTGTCTGGCATGGATAGTGTTGTGCGCGTATTCAAGGACAAGGCACGCGACGAAGATATGGGAATTTATGTGATCAGCCATCATCCCTCAATTGCTGGTCGTCTTGATAAAATGTTGACCATCCAAAAGGTTCACGGATTTAGTCAGATCATTGAGTCTTAATTTGCACTTATCGAAATGATAGATGGTGTAAATAGCCAACGCTGGGTCTCCTCTAAGACGTAGTGCATGTGGGGATTGCCGTCCCGCGACATGCTTCTATTTACACGGAGCCGAGATGCGCCTGCACGAAATCAAGACCCTGGGGGAACAAGCCCTTGAGACAAAGACCGCTGAAGATCTGTGGTCTGAAAACGAGGCTGACGTTTCCGACTACGTGTCGACAAGCAACTACCAGGTTCGCCCGGTCAAGGGCTCGAGCCCAACACAGTACGAAGTCTTCACGACCGTTGCTGACCAACGCAAGTTGTACGGCAAGTTCAATGCGCAGCAGTTGAACAACACCCTGAAGCCGATCCGCCCGAACCAGACACCTGATGCCGAGGGCTTCACTACGTATGTCGACCCCGTGAAAGTTTCGGCCTTCGCGTACTCTGGCGATCCAGTGAAGCTTGAACTCGGTGACGGTCTTACCGTCACACTGAACGACGGCGATTACGTCGTCCGCACGGTGAAGGGTTCCTCATTCCTGTACAACACCGAAGCCGCGACTGACTTCGAAACAAATCTGAAGAAGGCCTGATCATGCGATTCAATGAATTTTTGATGGCAGAGGAAGTGAAGAAGGGCGACTTCTCACGTGGTAAGGGTCAAGACAATCCTGATGTTGAGATCCCAGTCGGGCCAAATGGCAAGAAGTATGATCGCTTCGAGCTTGAGCACGAAGAGGGCAAGAGCGCAGCGAAGATCTATGGTATCATGGGGAGCACCCGCCGGATGGTCTCAGCATCGTCGGTGGCCCTCGCCAGGGAGCTGGTGAAGATCTACAACGGTGGCAAGAGCGAGCACTCGGTGAAGCCGGTCACGATGCTCCAGGCTTTTGGTTCAAAAGAGATCAATGCTTTCAATGATGCTGGCATTAAGCTTGCAGAGAAGCCTGATGGGTGGAATGCGTTCGAGGATGGTGCGTATCTTGCGAAGTACGCGTACACTGAACTTCAGCTGCGCCGCGCTGAGAAGGCGCTCGGTCATCGGCTCAAGGTGTACACGAGCAAGGAAATTTTTGGAACCAGTGGTCGCCCACGTGGTATGCTAGCAAACGCTGATTTTCCTGCTGAAGAAATGTTCATTGTGGACTTCGGGAACAATGATCGCTGGATCGCTGATACCACTGGAGCGAATACATACATTCGGAACTGGGCAAAGCTCAAGACTTGACATGAAACTCTTTGAAATTGCGCAGTGGCTGGTGCACGATCGACACCGAAACAGCACGATATACCTGCGCATATGGGCGCAAGGATTCTAACGGTGAGTTCATCTTTGATCGCGCCCCAAACTGGCAAGTGAATGAGGCGTACAAACAGTACGGCGATGAACATGAGCTTGCGACACGCACTGATTTCAGCTCTGCCGTGACGATCCTAAGAAGGCAGCCGAGCAAGCTGAATTCGGCAAGGCCATCCGTCATGCGCTTGGTGGCATGGCTCTGTAGCCTGAAGAGTTCGTGGCTCAAGAGACCGGAAAGTACCTGAAGCAACTTTCAAAAGTCTCCAAGGACGTTCATGACGCTGGTGAGAAGAGCAAGGAAGCGATCCAGCACGCAAAGACCGGATCTTCGGCAAAGGCAAAGGATGCCATTGCGGCGGCGAAGGCAAAGCCGAAGTTGATGACGCCATCAAGAAGGCCGCCGGGAAGAAGTAAATAACGGGTGAACCCACCCGTTAAACTCAAAACCGCCAGCGCGACTCCAGAGTTGCAAGACACACCAGCAATTGATCGGCTTCACGCAATTGAGCTTGAGCTGATTGACCTAGATGATGATCTTGCAAATCTAGAGCCTGTACCAGAGCACGTAGACCACAATGATAAGTGGTGTGTATACCTCTGCGTTCACCCAATCGGATTCTACTATTATGGCAAGGGCATTACGGCGAACGTGTTAAGCGGAGCCTATAAGGGCTCCGGCACCAGTTTGCGGGCAGCCTGGGAATGGTACCCAAAGGATGAGTGGTATGCGCATGTGTTGCAAACATTCCCAGAGCTCCCGCTCAATGAGAATAACAAAGACCCCGGCGAGCTGGAAGCGTACACCAGAGAAAAAGAAATTGTCACATTTGACATGCTCTGTGACCCATTTTGCTTGAATGATGTGCCGGGTGGGAAGGGAGGATGGTCTTGGGGTAGACTGTCTGCTAGGGTAGTTGACCGCAGAAAGAAGGCAGTGGCCAAATCATGGGAAGACCCAGAGATTCGTGAGCGACATCGTCTTGGAAATGTTGCACATTGGAGTTCTGATGCGGCCCGCGAAAAACACCGAGAGCGAGTAAGACACGCGTGGCTGATGCGCCGCAATTCTGAATCCTATCAGGAACAAATTCAGGAGACTGAGTTGCGGCGGCAGATGAGAGCTGCTTCTGAGAAAGAGAAAAAGCTAAAGGGCCGAGTGAAAACTATGGCTAAGGCTGCAGCGAGCATCTCAGAAAAGGCCATTGAGCGTGCTAGGGCTAAACGTGAGGCAAACTACTCAGCCTCTATTAACCTGTTTGAACAGTGCGCGTCGCGACCCGTGGTATCACATGACAAAGTTCTAAAGCCACGTGAAACCCTGGCACTACACGGATCAACGGATTCGCACCAGTTGAGATTCTTCATCGATTGGCTAGACGATCATGCTATTCTACGATGGGGTGGCGAATCCCATAAGCTCCTCATTGCTAATCGGGAGCTTGATCGTAATGCACGCCGAGTTGAGCTTGAACGACAGCGTGAAAAAATCTTCAAGCTTAGCCCAGAAACCAGACAAAAGATGAGAGACCGGCAACTGTCACACCAAAAGAGGGCTTGCCCTCACTGTGGTGGTGATTTTAGACCTGCATGTTTTGGTCGATATCATGGTGACAAGTGCAAGGTAGCGAACCAGGGCTCAGGTCTAGTTTGGGCGGCATGATAGGTACAATGACCCCTTCTCCAAAGGAATCTGATGAACGCAAAACTCGTAAAGAAACTCCGCCGCATCGCGCTCGGTATGGTTGTCGCGGCTGAAGCCCAGGACAAGACCAAGAAGATCGAACGCGTAGCGTACGTGACTGCCAGGAACGGCCAGATTGAGGTCGCACGGAATTCTTGGAAGGGCGCGTACAAGGCGCTGAAGAAGGGCTTGCGCTCCGTGAATCTGAGCGCGGCGTACAACCCCGAGTTCGACACTCCTGCGAAGCGCCTTGCCGCTGTGATGGCAGCGCAAGCCTAAATCATGGAATCACTGTGGCAGCAGTTCCTTGGAGTGCGGGCTGAAATTGAAGGCCGCGTCTCAGAACCTGAGGCTACGGCTGATCTGCGGGAAGTGCGGAAACACCGCCCCGCTGACGTGGCCTCGCAGAATCTTTCGCAAGCTGCCGATAACTTCGAGGTGAATCGGCGCATCACGTTCTACAACGGCTTCACCGGCCAATACATCCTCGTGATCGAGGGTCTGTGCAGCAAGGGTAACGACGACACCGACAAGAAGGTCACGTTCACCTGCAAGGTCGGGCCGAACGCCTACAAGAAGCACTTCCTCGGGGTATCCGACAACGTGACGTACTTCGTGGAGCAGATCGACGCGGCGCCAGCCAGCACCTACCGCTATCGCGTAACGTTCAACCCGTCCGCGCTGGTGCCCAACACCACGATGCAGTGAGGACCCGCAATGACCGACCGAACCGAACTGGCGCGAGAGGCACTGAAGAAGCAAGTCCGCGACTATGCAACGCGGTACGCCGACTACCGCGCGGAAATCAGCTTCGAAGGAGCGGAAGAAAACTTCCTCCGCCTCGATGCGCTCGACGCTGCGATTGACACCCTCGCCGTCCTTGCACCGGCCCCGGCAGAGCCGGTGGCGTGGTTGACCCGTTGGCGCGCGAAGAAGGACGAGCCCGCTGATGTGAACCCGTGGATCGCCGTCGAGACCCGTAACTTCATGCCGAACCCGAGCAAGGAAGAAATTCCGCTTGGCCCGCTGCACTCCGCCACCCCGCCAGCAGTGCAGCCGCTGACGGAGGCGCAGATCGATGCGATGGTGAATCGATTCCTGTCGTGGACGCTCCCCGAAAGCGTGTCTTCCGACCTTTGCGTCACCAACAGCAACTATCGATACCCGCGCAGCGGCACAAACCTGCTCTCAGGTCACGAAGCCCGCGCGATGCTGGAACACGTTCTCGGCATCACCTCCGGGCGGGACGGGGAGGCGGGGTGATGTTCCGCGCTGTCGTTCTCGGCATCCTGCTCGCCTCCGCTTTCATCGGAATCGTCTGGTACCAGACCGCTGAGTGGTGCCACACCTCCCCTAACAAGTGCCCCGCGTGGGCTCGCTGAAAGACCGCAATGACCCCTGACACGAGAGCCGCGATGCCGGACAACCTCAAGAGCGCCGAGTACAAGCTGCGCGGCGCATTCATCTCCAAAACGTTGCACGCGAACGAGTGCCAAGCCATCGTTGCGGAATTGGACCGGCTGCGCGCCCTCTCACCTGCCGCAGTGGATGCGGTGGGGAAGGACTGCCATGTTGCCGTGATCGGATTCCGTTGGGATTCCGAGAGGATGCAGCATGTCCCGCAACTGCTGATCGAGTTCGAGCCGGTACCCGCAGGCAGTCCGAACGACGCGAAGGGATGGCGCGATCGCGACGCAATGGCTGCCGCACTCGCGCGCAGCGGGAAGGGGTCGCGATGAGCCCAGACGACATCGAGCGAGCACGAGTTCAGGCGGCCGAAGACATCGTGATCGCCGGCATTCCCCAATGGATGCTGGACAACGCCAAGAAAGCGGATGCGAAGTTCAAGGCTGCGGGTGGTTGCAAGGGATGCGGAAGCCAAGTCATCGGCGTTCACACCTATCCGTGCAGCTACTGCGACGAACACCCATTCGACTGAGGACTGACATGACCACACCCCGCCCCTCCAATGCGCTGAGCGATGACGACATCCGCGCCGTCTTCCTCGCGCACGGCTTCACGATCAAGCCCGGCTGCGACGACCTCAAGCCCTACGTGTACGAAGCGGCACGCGCAGCCATCGACCTCTACGCCTCCTGCGCTGCGCCGGTAGTGGGGGTGCCGGACGGGCACTTGCACGACGATGGCTGCTTCACCTGGGCACCCGGCAAGAGGCCGAAGGAGCGGGACGATTGTCGCGTCGGCTGGCGTGCACCGTTCTACCTCGCCGCCACCCCTGCGCTGATCCCCGCTGATTGCTGCAATGGTGGGTACGGTGAAATCCCAGGGACTGAGCCGGGTACCTTCGTAATCTACGATGGCCCAATTCCCGAACTGAACAACGACTGAAAGACCCAAATGAAGCTCTCACGCAACTATGGCAAGAACGCTCGCGGCAAGACATACCCCGAGCAAAGCACCCGACAAATCATGCGCGGCCAGCGGCGCGCGCAAGGCGGTCCTGGCATCACGGAGGGAGTGCCATTCCCGATTCTCCGTGAAGCCGCTCTGGCACCAAGTGCCGCTCTTTCCTAGGAAATCATGAAGCACATTCTCCTGACCCTTGCGGCCGTTGCCGCCATCACTGCCTCTGCGTTCTCGACGCCAGCCAGTGCCATGACCCCAACGCTGACGATCACGCCAGCCGTGAAGCAGGCGAATCCATTCGCGACGAACTTCTGTCAGCTCTGCCCGAAGATCGCGAACTGTCTGTACTGCAAGCCGCACCCGCCGCTCGCGACCAACGAGGACGACACCGAGGTCTGAACGCGTGATACAATGGGGCCTTCGCCAAGGAGGCTCCATGGATCGTGATGCCCAGTACTTCCAGTCGTGCCGCGCGAAGCGCGGCTTCGGTGCTCGCCGCTTGGAGTTCATCAAGGAGCTTCGAGTTCGCGAGCACGTTCGCACGCACTACATCATCATGACGGTGGCCCTTAGCACCGGCGCCGCTGAACCCTCGCCTGAGGTGTTGGCCAAGAAGGCCGAGAATCTCACGGTGTTGAACTCCATCATCGAGGAACTGAATGCAATTGTCACCCACCGTTGAACACGAACGTCGCTCCCTGTACGAGGGCGACACCCCATTCGTGCTGTCTCTTCGAGCCGCCGAGTCGCTCGACATCCTGAACGTGCTCCGTGTCCCTGAAGCGACCGTGAAGCGCATCATCGCGCTCGTCACTGATGGCGACAACAGCGTGCCCATGGCCATGTGGCGCACCGTGATCAAGAAGGAATATGACGCGGCCGTACAAGCTCAGTCTCCGGCAGCCGCTGCCGCCTGATCACCCGCTGCATTGGGCGCGCTTTTGGCCCAACAAGCAGCGGCTGCATCGCGGGCGGATCGAGGCGAGGCAGGACCTCGTGCTCTGGCTCGCGAATCTCTATCACGGGGCTATCCGCTGCGGGAAACCATTTGGCTTCTGCACCATTGAGCTTCGGCTCATGGACCTCCGTGATTGGGTGCGCGACTACCGCCCAGCGCTCGATCATTTCTTCGTGACGAAGCAGCTTGGGTACTTTGTAGACGAGGACACGACGACGCTCACGATCCTTGAGCCACGTCGTCTTCCGCCCGAAGAACTTGAGAGTGTAGATGAGGTCGCTGACGCGCTTCAGTACACCCCACCGCGCCGCCCCGAGAACTGCGTGATTTCGAAGGTGTTGCTTCGAAGCGGGCTGAATCGCCAGGAGCTCGTGCAACGGCTGCTCACTAGTGGTCGCCCAGAGCTCGTACCGCAACTGAACTGGTTGCTGAAGCAGCCAAGTGAACTGAACTTCCACTTCTCCCCCAGTGGGAAGCTCCAACAGCGTGACACAAGTGTCTGGCCAATCCCCGCGATTGAGACCTGGCCAGGTTGGTTGCGCGAAGAGCTCTTCGGCCCTGGCATCGATCTTGATTCGGCGTACATCCAGTTCCTGTTGCATTCCTTAAGGAAGGTCTTCAAGGACCGCCCGCAACTTCTGCAAATCCTGTTTCCAGATCTCTTGCGGCTCTTGCACGACAAGGAAGCCTTCCGTAAGGAGCTCTGTGAGCAAGTGCTGCAACGCCCGTACAATGACCGGTACCGCTCGCTCATCAAGCAGGTGATCATGAGCCTGGCGAATGGCTCAAGGATCTCGCCGACGCTTCTCACCTCTGGCACTGGGTTTTCACTCACGGTCGAGTTGATCGTTGAGGCGGCGCCTGAAGCATCTGTCTCTGACCTTACTGCGATCGGTGAGCGGCTGAAGCTGATTGGTGACCAGTTCGCCTCAGCCAAGAAGTACGTGTGCCTCGAGCTCCAGAAGCACGCACCAAATCGGGCGAACATGAAGGCCGTGTTCAGCTCGTATTTTTCCTGGGAGAGGGCTGCGAGGTACGCGCTCTGGGAGGAGATCGAGCGGCACGGAATCATGGTTCACGACGGAATTGACGGAGTGCCGCAGAAGCACCTTGATCGACTGCCAGAGCTCATTGAGCGACTTGGGCTTCTATTGACTGCGTGAGGCGGCGAGTTTAGAGGCATTAGGTGACAGATAGCGGTTCCATGTAGCCGCACGCGACACCAGAAACCACCGAGGGACCCTAGGGTCCCTCGACTGTTATGCTCTGCACCAGTGAACTTTCGGTGTAGCCTGGTGTCGCTAGGTCATCAAGAACGATACCGGGGCGGCGGGCTTGAAGTACCTGTCTGACCCCCAGACGTACCACCCTCGGCACTTTTGACCTCGGCGAATTGCGATCGACCAACGATCAGTTCAATCT